ATGCCCGGCGAACCGGTATCTCGGTTGTCTTCCCAATGCCGACTCATCGAATCGGCATCAGTGAATGTTCCGTTCTCCGTTGCGCGCTATGCCGAGTCGTCTCAGGCCCTGGTCAGCTACTGGCGTATTCCAGGGAGGCGGTTGCGCAACTTCGCGTGGCTGCATGTGGAGCCACGGCCAGTTCCAGAGCTGGCATGGGGCGGAAAACTTGTTACTCGCGCTGTGCCCGGTTGGGGATTCCGCCGCGAGGGTTCCGAGTTCTGAAAGAGCTTTAGGCCGTGGCCAGGGCATCGCTGCCTGTCGGTGCGCGGTGTTCTGCGCTTCGATGGGCGAACGATACGATAACGTATGGGATGCGTCAATACGATTTTGCATGGATTTTTCCGCGGGCGAAAAAAAGCCCGCTGCGTGAGCGGGCGTTCGTATTGCGTTTGACTCGTTAGAACATGGATTTCGGCAGCTTGGCGTCGATCACGCGCCCAATCAGGACTATGTTGTCGTCCATTCGGATCGTTCCGAAGCTCGGGTTAAGCGGCTCCAGATACTCGACGCCTGCATCCCTAACGTACCGCTTGAACGTCGTCTCTCCGGTGTCGATCATCTTGGCAATGTAGAACTTCCCACTGATCACGTCGAAGCCTTCAGGCTGAACAAGGATGCGCATTCTCGGCATAAAGCTCGGCCCCTCGCCTGGGGCCATCATCGACTGCCCCTTGACTTCGAGCCAGTAGCCGTACCTTCCTGCATTAGCGTCTGACTCTATGAACTCCTCGGCCTGTCCGGGCTGGAAGTTATCGCAGGACTCTGCCAGCGCCCCCGCTGCTACCCAACTGATCAATGGATATTTCCTCTCTTCACGGTGCGGCTGAACCGTGGCACCAACATTTGCAGCGCCACTTCCGAACAATAGCCATTCCGGGGAAACACCAAGCGCTCTCGCCAATTTGCTGACGGTTGTTTTCCGTGGGCTATCGCTTTCGCCCGATAGTATCCGATTGATAGTCGGCTGCGGGACTCCCGATCGGCGGGAAAGTTCACCTTCCGACCACCCCTTGACTTTCATCAACTCGCCCAGCCGCGCCGCAACACTCATATCCGCCTCGATACCTTTTTGTATATCGAGATTGTATTGCCTGGCCCCATGCGAAAGCGTATCATCGGCCATACATAACCTGATTGGTGCTAGGTGAATGACCATCCAAGAAATGTTGCGAGAGCTGGAGACGTTTGGGTTTTCCCAGCGCGCCATCGCCGAAAAATGCGGGACCAGCCAGCCGAATATCAGTCGCGCTATCAACGGCACCGCCGTTCGTTACGAACTGGGAAAGGCGATTGAGGAGCTGCACAAGAAGGCTCGTCGTGCGGCCTCTCGAAAGGCTGCCGCTTAACCGTTTGTTCTTCTGCTGCTGCATGGGGACATCCCTGTCAGTGGTTTCCATGAATCCAGTATCGACCGACGAACGGTCTAGGAAAACCAGAAGATGAATCACGCAATCCTAGATACCCGCAAGAAAGTCATGAGCAAGGTCTGCACCTCGTTCGCTGGCGGGATTGAATGCGCCGCTACGTTCCTCGGCTATGAGCGAGCTAAGCAGCTCGAAAACCGCGTCTACGGATCGGCCGGCAGCGCGCCTATGGCCGACTCCGAGATTCATGCCCTTGAGCAAGTGCAGGGCACCTATCACCTCCCCGAATACATCTGCGCCATGTACGGCGGCGTATTCGTTCGCCTGCCTGAAGGCGTAGCGGACAACGTCGACCTGCACAGCCTTTCGATTCAGGCCGCAGCTCGCCGGGGGAAGGTGGACATGCTCATCGCCGCCGCTCTGGCTGACGGAGAAATCGACGCCAAAGAGGCGGAAGAAATCATGGCCGTTCACCGCAAGCACGTTGCGGCTCGGCATGAAGAAGTGAGCGCAACCATCGCGCTTTACGCAAAACGCGCCTGACAGACAGGCACAAAAAAGCCACCGGGCAAGGGTGGCTTCTTCAACAGCGGTACAACTGAACTGGAGTGAATTATGCGCCAACACGACTTCCACCGCAACACCATCGACCAGGCGCGCGTAAGCGCCGTTATCGCTGGCCCGTGGCCTTCGTACTCCGCATTCAAGCATCTGCCTGAGCGTGAGCGCTGGGTTCTCTACGGATCGGCCAAGGCCTATCGCGGCGCCCTGGAAGAGCTGGGCATTCAGATGGCCGAGAGCTACGACGAGTTCATCAAGCGCGTCACTGACGAGCTGGAGATTTGAGCATGAATTTCTATCCGTTCCATCCGGGCGACTACATGCTCCGCACGGCTCACCTCGACCTGACTGAAGACCTGGCCTACCGCCGTCTTCTTGACCTGTACTACATCAACGAGCAGCCGATCCAGGGCAATGCCGATGCCATTGCCCGCGTTATCCGCATGCGCTCAAACGTGAGCGAGGTAGCCGCGGTTCTGGCTGAGTTTTTCGTAGAAACAGATGCCGGCTGGCAGCACAGCCATTGCGATCAGGTAATTGCCCAGTACCAAGCGAAGGCCCGTCAGGCAGCAGAGAACGGAAAGCGAGGAGGCCGCCCGCGCAAAGCAGAAGCTTCCGAAAGCGAAACCGAAAATAACCCAGAAAAAACCCAGCCGGTTATTTCCGCTAACCCAGAAGAAAGCGGATCGAAAACTAACCAAGAACCAATAACCAATAACCAAAACCAAGAAGATCAAGAGCATGTCGCCGCTGAAGCGCCGACCGCCACGCAGGACGAGCCAGCCGCTGGCGCTGATCAACCGAAGCGTGCAAAGCGACTGGCGGCAGATTGGGTGCTCCCTGCTGAGTACATGGCCTGGGCGCTCTCTGATCGCCCTGAGTTCACCGAAGCCCTGGTGCTGCGCGAGGCTGAGAAGTTCGCTGATCACTGGCACGCAGCATCCGGCAAGAGCGCCGCAAAGCTGGATTGGTTTGCCACCTGGCGCAACTGGGTTCGCAACGCCCGACTGCCGAACAACGTCCGCCCCATCCAGCCATCGCGCTTCACCAACCTGCCGCCCGTAAACGCCGCAGAGATCCGCGCCAAGACCGAAGAGAACAAGCGCCTGGGGGTTCGTCGTGCGAACTTCTAACTTCGGCGCCTCGCCGCGGATCAAATCTCGCCCGGAGCAGTGCGAACTGCACGGCGAGTACCAGCGGACCTTGATCGAATCATTTGACGACAAGCACCGCGTCACCGGATGCCCGCGCTGCCGGTTCGATGCCATCCACGGTACGGACGAAGCTGCACGTGCCGCTGCCGTCGAGTCGAAGCAGTGGGAGGCGGTCAACGCTGCTCTGTTTGCAACTGGCATCGCCGCACGTTTCCGTCAGTGCTCGCTGGATAACTACCGCACGCCGCTGGCTGGACAGAAGGCCGCTCTCGATGAGTGCCGAGCCTATGTCGATCAGTTCCAAGATAACTACGACGCAGGCCGCTGCTTGCTGCTGCTGGGGAACTTCGGCAACGGCAAGACCCATCTTGGCTGCGCCGTGCTCAAGGCCGTGGTTCGCCAGTACGGCGCGACGGCGCTCTATGTGCCGGCCGCCGACATCATCGCCGCAATCAAGTCCAGTTTTGGGCGCGACTCTGCGGTGACTGAGCAGGCGATTTTCGAAGAGCTGGCAAGTGTTGATCTGCTGCTGATCGACGAGATCGGCGCCCAGGGCGGAACCGAGTTCGAGCGCCAGGCGCTGCACACGATCATCGACGCCCGCTACCGGAACATGTTTCCCACCATCGTGACTTCGAACCTGCCAAGCGCTGAGCTGGCTGCATACATCGGCGATCGCGCGCTTGACCGGCTGCGCGAAAACGGAGGCCTAGCAGTGATCTTTGATTGGGACTCGGCGCGCGGGGGTGAGGTATGAGCCGCGAACTGTACAGCGTCGAAGCCGAATGGGGCGTGCTTGGCGCGATGATGCTCGATCCGAGCCTGTTTGACGCGATCAGCGGCAAGGTCGTGGCGGCTGACTTCTACGACATCGAAAACGCCGCGCTGTATCAGGCCATTCTCGACTGCCACGCCGCTGGCGAGCCTATCGACCCTGTGACGGTCGGGATCTTCCGCCCTGAGCTGCCTTCTGGCGACTCGACTATCGCCTATGCCGGAGAGATCGCAAAGGCCACCTACAGTACGGCGAACTGGGAAGCGTATGCCAAAGCCGTGCGTGAGCGTGCCGTTCTGCGCCGGCTGGTGGACGCCGCCAATGCCGTGACAGAGATGGCGACCGAGGAAAAGCCGCTTGCAGACATTATCGCGAGCGCGCAGCAGGCGATGGCCGACCTGCGCGACTTGGAAGACGGAGAGCCAGACTACAAGCGCATCGACGAAATCGTGCGCAAGAACGTCGACACGATCGACGAGAAGCACAACGGTAAGCGCGTCGTGGGGCTTTCCACCGGATTGCCTGACCTCGACAAGCTGACCCGACACCTACGTCCCCGTACTGTCACCGTGATTGCCGGCCTGCCTGGCAGCGGCAAGACGACGCTTGGCCTGCAGATCGTGCAGAACATCGCAATGAGCGGCGCGGGCGTGGGCCTGGTCTTCAGTCTGGAAATGCCAGAGGAAGAGCTTGGCCAGCGCGTCATTGCATCTCTCGGGTCGGTTGATATCGGCCGGCTCGACTCGGGCGTAGACATGCAGGACGGCGATTGGCAGGGCATGACCGCCGCAGTATCCAAGTGTGTCGACAAGCCGCTTTACGTCTGCGACCGCCCTGGAATGACCCCTGCGCGCATTCGGTCGATAGCCCGTCAGGTTCAGCGCAACCATGGCCTTGACATCGTGATGGTCGATTACCTCGGCCTGATCCAGGCTGACGCGAAAGGCCGCAGCCGATCTGAAGAGGTCGGCAAGATCAGCAAAGCGATGTTGAACCTATCCAAAGAGCTTGGGATTCCCGTAATCCTGCTTTCCCAGCTCAACCGCGATTCGACCAAACGCGTAGGCAAGAAGCCTGTCTCGGCTGACCTGCGCGACTCCGGCGAAATCGAGGCCGACGCCCACTGCATCCTCATGGTTCACCGCGACATGGACACCGAGGAAGGCCAGAACGGCGTCACCGAAATCCTGATGACAAAGTGCCGTCATGCGCAGGTTGGCTCGTGCCTCCTTCAGCAGCAAGGCCAGTTCGCGCGGTTCGTGAGCTTCGCGGGTGCGCGCGAGATCAGCCAGGAAGAAGTTGAGATGGGCCGGTTCCGCAGTCGCAGTGCATCGGGGGATTTCGCATGACCCCTATCCAGCAGCACGCCATCCAGCTCCTGCAGCGCCAGGGCTACCAGATACGACACACAACCGGGTCAGGCATAGGCCTATCCCGCGGCAATGACCATCGCGTCGTCTGTGCTGACGGAAGCACCCAGCGCGGAGTAGGAGCACGGAAATGAGCAAGTACGACGATTTGAAGATGTATCTGGGAGTGATGGATGGTCGCGCAATCGTCGACGCCGCCACCGTTCGTGAGCTGATCGATCAGCATGACCTGCGCGGAATGGCGCTCGACGACGCGGCGCATGAAATCAGAGCCCTGACTGAAGAGCGCGATCAGATGAGGGAAGCCATTATGCGTCTGGTCGACCTGCAGAACAGCGGTCGCGGGCCAATTCGCAGCTTTAAGCTCTGGAATGATGCGGTTAACCAAGCCCGCCCACTGCTCGGCTTGGAGGTGCGCCATGTCTGACCTTCACGAAATGGCCGCCGCCTACGAGCAGGCCCGCACCGCCCCAGACGCCCTCGAGCGCGCATTCAGTCTTGAGGAAGACGTTCGTATAGGTGGCGTGGCGCTGGTACAGGCCAGGCTGCAGGGGCAGGGCGCTGAGTTCTGCATCGACTGCGACGAGGAGATTCCGGCCAAGCGTCGCGCGGCCTATCCGTCGGCGGTGTGCTGCGTTGAGTGCCAGTCCATCCGTGAACGGAGGGGCGCATGAATGAGCTGGCTCTTTTCGCGGGCGCTGGTGGCGGCCTGCTCGCAAGCCACCTGCTCGGCATCGCTCCTGTCTGCGCAGTCGAGCACGACGAGCACTGTCAGCGGGTACTGGTCCAGCGACAAAACGACGGAGCTCTCCCGCCATTCCCCATCTGGGATGACGTTCGAACGTTTGACGGCCTACCGTGGCGCGGAATTGTTGACCTCGTATCTGGAGGGTTTCCCTGCCAGGCCTTCAGCACTGCCGCTGCTGGACGCAACAACGCTGAAAACCTTTGGCCGGAGATGCGCCGGATCGTGGCAGATGTCGCTCCCAGGCTTGTCTTCGCCGAGAACGTCGCCGAGCGAGCAATTGAAGAAGCCGGACGCGACCTCGTTCGCATGGGTTACCAAGTCCGAATGCTTCCCCTGTCCGCGGCAG